CCAGTATGGAATGGGTTAGCAGCCATACCGTATCTTGTTTTGAAACCAATTTTTGGTTGGAATGAGTTCTCACCAACGGCTCTAACCATTTGTAGAGGCACATATGGACAATAGAAAACACCAGCATCGTAAGGTGAAGTTCCTTTGTATCCAACAACAAAGTATTGTTTAGCAGCTACGTTTGCAGCATAAGGGTCGATGTAAACTTTGTATCTTCCGTTTAATACACCAGCAAATGTAGTTGTTGTGTCATCAACATTTAAGTTAGATGATAAAGCAGGTGTGTAATCTAATACGCCAGCCATTTGTAGAGCAGAAGCAACGTCAGCACTTGTAATGATGATGTTACCTTTTCCTCTTCTTGTTTGTTGTCCGATAGCGTTAGCGTCTCTTTCAATTGCAAACAATAGACCTTTGAATTTTTCAACAGACCATCTTCCGTTTGAGTCTGTATCTAAATCAAAAATACCTGCAGTTGTTGTGTTAGTTTGAGCACCTGCTACAGCTGTGTTGTAAATTGTTCTTACAACTTCTCTGTTGATTTCCATAAGGATTTCGCTAGAAAGGATGTTAGCCAATTCAGTCTCAGCGTCTAGGCCATGGATAGCTTTTAAGTCTTGTGCTAATTCCATAGTGTACTCAGCTTTAAGAGCTCTAGTAACAGCAGTTACAGTATGTTTTTCAATACTGAAAGCCATTTCTGCGAACTCATCTGAACCATCACCTAATGTTTCACCTTGTGCAGTTGTCATACCAGTTACAAAACTGTATGTACCAGCAGATGGTGAGTCATTAAGAACAGCTGGGTTAGTACCTGATTGGTCTCCACCACCTGTGTTTCCAGCTGCGTCTTGGTTAGACATATCTGGTATTAATGGGTCAGCTAAAGCTTCTTTACCATCGTTAGATGCAGCTCTTGCTCTCATTGCGAAGATAAGACCTGTTGGACCACTCATAGGTTGGACGCCACAGATATCGTAAGCAATTAAGTTAGGCATACTTCTTCGTACTAATGAAATTAGGATTGGGTCCCAATTGTCAACAGCAGCGCCAGTTGCGTTTAGCGGTGCAGCCTCACCTAAGAATGCTCTATCTTCTTTCATAGATTTTTCTTGGTTTTCAAGAATTAAAGTAGTAACAGCTCGTCTGTACGCATCGCCGATTTTCGGTAACTCTGCGTGTTCTAAGACTGGCTGCCACTTTTCTTGTAGATGTTGTGTTTGAAACATTTTGTTTCTCCTTTTATTTTCTACTATTTATTAGTTTGCACTCTTTACAGCTTTTCCGATAGCGGATATATATCTGTCCATCGGTCCGTCTATGTCAGCCTGTACAGCGGTGCCAGTTTCTACTTCTTCATTTCCAACTGTTTCACTCATTGCTTTTTGTACACGTGGGAAGTAATTTTCTTTAATAGTCTTTAACTTTTCAGTATAAGACTCTTTATCAGTATATTCTACTTCTTGAGCTAGTGAGTCAAACTTTTCAATCTCTGTTTCAGTTAATTCTGAAGAAACCTCAGCTTTAACAGATTCTTTAATTAGAGAGCCTTCAGATTTTCTCGTTTCAACAACTTGTTGAATCGTTTCTTCTAATTTTTTCTCTAATTTAGAAATTTTATCAGCTTGCGCTTCTAAAACGTTATATTTCTCAGCAGGTACATCGATATAGTGATCTTCGAATAACTGCTTAAGACCAGATATAAAGTCTTCAGCGATTTCGCCTTTTAAGCCTCTTTCGATTGCTAATTCATTTTCTTTCATCCACTCTTCAGTAACGTAATCTAAGTATTTGTCAACTTTACCTGTTAGTGATTCTCTTGTTTCAGCAATTTCAGTTCTTACATCTTCTTGATACTCTTCTTCAAGTCTTTTGATTTCTTCTCTAATCTTAGACTTAACAGCAGTTTCAAAAATTGTAGCAGCTTTTTGTTTAAATTCATCAGACAAAGAATCATCAGAATTTAAAAGAGCGTCAACGTGTTCTTTAACATCAACTGATTCTAATCTCTTTTCAGTTTTTGCATCAGTTTCTTCTTTCGATTCAACTTTTAAAGAAGCATTAATTGCTGATAATTTGTCCTCTTTCATGCCGTCAAGACCTTTTACCATTTCTTGGTACATTTCGTCTTTAGTCTTTCCGTTTACCATTTCAGAGTATTTTGAATACATCGCCATTAAAGCCTCTTTTTTCATAGACTTCATAGCTTTGATTATTGATTCTTTATCAACTTTTTTTTCTGCTTGCTCGTCATCTTTCTCAGCGTCATCTTCTTTATCGTCTGAGTCATTTGACTTCTCGTCTTCGTCTTCTTTATCTTCGTCTTCTTTGATTTTTTCAGCTTTGTCAGGTTTGCCTTCTCCTTTTTGAGCAGGGTCAGATGAAACTTCTTTTGCTTTTTTAGAAGCCTCTTTACCTGGGTCAGTAGCATCTTTTGGGTCTGTTACTGCTTTTCCTAGGTCTTCTGGTTTGTCCTCACCTTTAAGAGCTGGCTTTACTTTGTCCATAGGTTCTGCTTTTACAGCAGATTTTTTAGGAGCGTCTGCACCATTGGCTTCTTCTAATTCTGCCAAAACTTCCGCTTCTAATTCCTCTATGGTTTTGTTTAGTTCATTAGCCATTGGAACGTTCTCCTTTTTATTTTATTTAGTACTATTATTTATAAAACTTAACACTTTTACTACTAATTACTAATTATTTTCATGAATTTAGCAAATTCAAGTGTCTTCAATTTGTCTTCTCTTAATCGAGTTCTTTTATCAATTCTTTGTTTCATCGCAAAAACTTCTTGCTCGACTAAATTACCATGGTCCCAAACCCACTCTTTGCCTTCCATAATGCCCTCTACGAAAGCACTAGGAGCACTTGGGTCTGCCACGATATCCCCTGCTGTTGCAAGTTTGAAGTCGCTTCTCACATAGTTAGCACCGCCCCGTTGGTCTAAACTTCCCATACCCCTTGATGATACACCGAGAGTTGCACCCTCGTCCATAAGGTTTTTTACAATTTCACCCATCGGAGTCGACATAATTTTTGCTTCTCCTACGAAATTATCGCCCTCTGGTTTTAGTTCAGTTATCATATGCGATACTCTGTCTAAATTAACCGTTGGACCTTCTGGGTGACCTAATTCACCAAAGGCTCTGTTCTTTTCAACATACTCTTTGTTGTAAGATGCAACCTCTTTCATCAAAATTTCTTTTGGATATACTCTTCCATTTCTATTTTTGATGTTAGATTGCATAAAGATACCTTTGATCTTATATTCTTTTTTACCGTTTTTCTCTTCAACAAGATAGTTTTGTTGAGAAAAATCTAACGCTTCTGTAATTAGTTTAACTGTTTTAGTCATATCTTTACTCTAGGTTATCGAACCCGTCTGTTTTTCTACAATGTAACACGATAGTTCCTACTGAAGCAGAACTATTTGTTAAAAGTATATCACCAGTTACACCTGAACCAGCGTTATTTTTTATTGCGCCAAAATTATGACCTACTAATGACATTGTTCCGTTACCTTGTAGTGATAACGCCACAACATTTGAAGTCGCATCAAATAAAATATCTGTTTGTGAACCTACTGACCAAGTACAAGCAACAATCGATAGTTTTGGACCAGAATCGTGACCAGCAAGACCTGATGCATCAACAATATTTGCAGCTGAGTTTGTACCAGTAGTTGTTATTTTGACAACATGTTCGAAATCTGAGTCTTTGATTGTTTGTTTTACTACTGCCATTTTAATTCCTTATCTTAATAATCCGATTGCTTCTTTTTCGAAATATTGTAATAAGTCTGTTTCTTTGACTTTGTACTTCTTAGAGACATCGGATATTGTCTTTTCAAAAGTATTTAGGAAATTTGAAGGCTTAGCGTCCATTTTTTTAAATATATCGTCAATCGCCTTTTTCATTTTAGGTGATTGTTTACGATACTCCTTTGTTCTTTTATGTTCATCAGCCTCAAAGGTGGATGTATATAACTCTTCAAATTTCATGTTTTTACTCGGTTTCTGTTACTTCAGGCGCTACTGCATCTTGAGCAACAGGTGCCTCAGGTTCAGTTTCAGGTATGTGATCTCTCACAAATCCTTTAGCAATTTCTTGTTTTTTAGTATCAACTGCCATTGCTACTTTATCTTTCATAGTTTCTTTAAATGCATCTTCGGCATCTAAGTTTGAATTGTTAACTAATGCGTCAACTATTTTATCACTACTCATCGTCTATATCTCCTATATCATCATCGTTTGGTTGTTGTGGTTCTTGTTGAGGTTCACCTTTTATAGGTTCATTTGTTACACCATCGTTTGGTGGTAAATTAACTCCACCGTCTTCTGGGTCAGTACCTGCCTCAACATTCATTTGTTTTTTCATTTCTTCTATTTCGTATTCACTTAATTTAAGAACGTTTTGTTGTACCCATTTCTTACTAAAGAATGTTCCAACAAATCCCTCAATCGCACCTAGTTGATCTATCTTCTCTCTTAATAATTCTGCATTTTTCAATTCTGCAAAGTTATTGTCTTGTAAGAAGTCATAACTAATATGTTCTGCCATCGCAGGCCACTCTTCTACATTAATAACACCTTTTAAAATCAATTGAGTTTTAAGCATGTCATTAAATAGTGGTGTGAATTTTTTTCTAACTTTTTGTACAAACTTAGTAAACTTTAATTCATCTCTAGTAATCTCTGTTGATCTTCCTAAAGAAAAGTTTTGTTCAGCTTCTAGTCTAGAAATTGGAACATTTAAAGAACGATATAATTTTCTTTGGAAGTAAGTTATATCTTCTATCTCACCTAGGTTGTTTCCACCTGGTAAAGTTGTAATCTCTGTTCCTCTTCCACCTTCTCGTCTTGGTAACCAAAAGTCTTCAAGCATTGACATGTGATTTCTATCGTCTCTGATCTCACCTGTTTTTGCATCGTAAACTAATTTGTTTCTGTATCTTTGCATTACATCTTTTAGGTATTGCTCTGCTTTTGCTTTTGGTAAGTTACCTACATCAATGTAAAAAATTCTTCTTTCTGGTGCTCTTGATATTCTGTAAATAACAAGACTGTCTTCAATCATTCTTAATTGATTGACAGGTTTAATTGCTTTATGTAAATATGATAAAACCATATTTCTATTTGCATCAATCAAACCAGATGGCACATAAGTTACTGAGTCTGGTGAAAGTCTAACGCCAATCATATTATTGTTTCCACTACCACCACCCATGTAAGTGCCTTTGGCATTGTAAATAAAATATTCTTGAGCTTGTTTAATTAGATCAGGTCCCATTGATTTGGGTTGTTTTTTAACTTCTCTAACTTTTTTAATTTGTCTAGGGTCAATGTATCTAACTTCTTGAATACCTAGTTTAGGTGCTTTAGTATCAATTACTTTGTGATAATAAATTCTACCATCGACATACCAACGTCTAAAGATATCTGGGCCTTTAGTATCAAAGTCTAATAGTCTTAAAACGTTATCAAACTCTTCTCTAATTCTATCTTTAATTCTTTTTGTATGTGGTAGATTATCGGTAATAATATCAACAGATTGATCTCGCTCATTAGCAACGATTGCCTCGTTCATAATATCTTCAATTGCACTATCACACTCTGGTTGTTGTGCAATATCTCTATATCTTCTTACAAGGTCATTCTCGTTACGATCTCGACCATCTTGATCTAAGACCTGAGCAAAGTGCCCACCGCCTGCGATTTCAACTGTGCCATCGTCAGGCGATTTTTGGGTAAACTTTTCTTGACTATCTGTATCTTTTATTCTTTCGAATTTAAATCCGAACAGCTCTGCCATAATGTACTCCTACTTGGTTATTAGTATTTAGTAGGTAAATTAGAAGTTAACGCCACTTGCTTCAAAGTGTTGATATCTCCATGTCACCTCAAACTCTTCAATGGTATTCGTTGTATCAGCAGCCACATCGATTTGAGCTGTTGTTAACGGATACGCATTTCTGAAAATGTAAGATTTAAGAATAGTGTCGTCTCTGTCTAGTTGTTCAACGAATAAATCAGCTGTATATTCAGAAGGTGATGAAACACCTGTGTTTTCAACTGTATCGTTAATACCATTCATCCAACGCTCCATTGCATTTCTTATCATAAAGTCTGTATCATTGATAAAGGTTGTAGTCCAAGTTTCAAACTCTCTATCACCTGCGATGTAGATATTTCTACCTCTGAAAGGGATAGCGATTTCACCAAGTGTTTGACCTGGTAAGTTTGAAGCTTTTGCTAAGAAAGAACTTCTTCTTACATCTAATCCAATTGCGATACCTGGTGGTGGTGTAATAGTTACTCTGAACTGATTGGCTCTTGCGCCTCCACCAATTAAGTTTGCTTTAAAGTCGTCTATTCTAGCCATGATTACGCTCCTCCTACTTCGGTAAACGCAACACCTGTTCTAGTTGCTATGAACGATAATGTAATAAAGTTAATAGCTCTAGCAGGTTTGACGTAGATGTCTGCAACAAACTCGTTTCTGTCGATTACTTCGCCAGTGTTGTTTGAACCGTCTGCAACTACTGAAAAGTCAGATATTCCTCTTCGACCTTGTATGTCTCTTAGGAATGGCTCAACTAAGTTTCTAAATTGTGCTCTTGTAAATTCATCGTTGAATTCAAACAATTGAAATTTAGATGCAGTTGCGATTGCTTTTTCAAGTAATAAGAATAATCTTCTTACGTTAATTCTATCGAAAGCACTTGGTTTAGTTAATGCAGTTTTGTCACCAAATAATACAACACCTTGGCCTGGGAAATTAGTTACAGGGTTTACTCTTGCTCTGTAAAGTATATCTCTTTGGGCATTGTTAGGGTTGAATGATAATTTAATAGCGCCTCTTACGTTACCTCTGTTAAATCCAGCAGGTGAAAAGAAACTATCTGCTATTCTGTCTGTAAATGCACATAGACCAGCAATGTCACCGTTTAATGGTACAAATCTATATACGTCATTGTATTTGTCGTACATGTATTTGTATCCACTATCAAACACCATGTAAGATGAGCTTGGACATAAGTCGAAAGCTGCTTTTACATTTTCAGTTTGTGTAGTGTCATTTGCTATGTTAACTGTTGCAGCTCTGTATGGTGATACAAATCCTACACAGTCTC